CAGCAGTAATTAGTTTAGAAGGTCCTCCTGATATGTGGTTGCCACAAATGAAACTATATATTAAAGATAATGGTAATGGATACGGAGAAGAAGACGGTACTTTGATCGATCCTTCCAAAGTAATTTTAGATGGAGAAGAACCTCCGTTTTAGTTAAGCTTTAAGCTTTATTTTAGAAATAAAGTCTTTGTATTTTTTTTGAGTTCTCTGTTTTTTCAAACTGTTTTCAGCAGCAGTTTCAAGATCCGGAGAACTCAAATCGTATTTTCCACAATAAGGCATAGGAATATATTCCAACATGCTTGCAAAATAGTTATCGATAAAATTGCTAACTCTAATATTAATAGATTTTTTAGATATACACAGTACTTTAGGAAAAGTACTTGAAACAGATTTATATTCTGCTTCAATTGATTTTAAACAAAATCCTAGAAGAATTCTTCTTCCATCAGCGCTATTCAAATGAATATTGTGTTTGGCTGCAAAATCTGTAGCCACTCTTAATCCTTTTTCAAAAGAAGGATAAATATCAATTACGCAGATTATAGATTTTGGAAACGTCTTGGTCATATAATTTAAAAGTTTTTGGTACTTTTCCAAGACGACAATTGATGATTCCGTTGTAATAACATTCTTTCAACAATACATCGTGCTGGAGTTGTAATTTTATTTCCTTATATCCTAGCTCAAATTTTGATTCGCACCACTCTAAAATTGTAAATGTGAAATTTTCTTTTCCATATTTACTAATGTCCTCGTTAAGCTCTTTTGAAGAACCTGTGTAAGTTTTCCAATCAGATTCTTTTTGATCTAATCTAGCTCGTTTTTTTCCTTTGAGCGGCTTTCTTCTAATATTGGAAACACATTGTTTTTTTCCTATATATCTCTTTACGGGATTTACAGCTGTGTTGACAATCTCATAAACAAAACCAAACGCTGTTAGCTTACACTCTAACCCATCTACCAGATTCCAATGTCCTAAGTCCATGTTAACGTTTTTTGCTGCGTTTTTTCTTGTGTTTTTTCTTGTGTTTTTTGCTCATTCCATAACGAGTCATTACTCCTCCATACAAACTTTTAGGAACTCGGGCATCTCCTTTGGCATAATTATCTCCACTAAATGCTGTTGCTGTTGCTCCTACGTTTGGTCCAAAAGCTGAACTTGCTCCCCCAGCAACTACATCTTCTTCAAGAATTTGTTCAGTTAATTTTTGAAAGTTCATATGGATATTTAACAAAAATAAATAAACAATCTCAATAAAATTTAAAGATCTGTTACTACTTAAACAAATTTGTTGACAAGTAGCTTGTTGACAAATTACAAAAACGTGTGACGTTCTATATATCACAGGTAGACCCACCCAAAGCGTCATAGCGGGGCTTAGTAGTAAGATAGATAAACAGGGCCTGGGATTCATAAATTAACAACATTTCTCGAAGTGCGTTAGTTACGTGACCGTTGTCTGGTATTACTGCCAGGACCGCTCAAGCCAGCCCTTATAGGACAACCGAGGGGGCATATTAATCATAGGATTTTTTGAAGCTTGTTAACCCGACTGAGACTCGTTTTATACGGAATATCAAAGATCGGAGGTTTTCCCTAATAATGGGGGACCTCCCTCCTTCGATCTGAGTTTCCGGAAATACTTTAAAGAGCTTATAAAGGGGAAATTTGAGAGTTGATTTTTTGCTTTAGTGTAGTAATATTTAAATGTGAACACAGAAAGACAAAAAACTTTAACTGAAATAGGTTTGTTTTATAATACAGATAAAGCTACAGATCACTTTTTTACAGATTTTTATGATAAAAAACTTTCTTCTTTGAGAAATTTAAATCTGAATATATTAGAAATTGGTATATGGAAAGGAGAATCATTAAAAATGTGGAAAGAATATTTTCCCAATTCTCAAATTTATGGAGTTGATATTAACAATTTAAAATTTCTGGAAGAAGAAAGAATTTGTATTGAGCAAGCTGATCAAACAGATATTGAACGAATGAATACTGTATTTCCAAATATTAAATTTGATTTAATCATCGACGATGGAGGTCACTCAATGTATCAACAACAGCTGTCGTTAATATCTATGTTTCATAGAGTTAAACGTGGGGGTTTCTATATTTTAGAAGATCTTCATACTAGCTTGAGTCCTCATCATTTTTACAATAATGATCCTACAAAAAGGACTGCCCTAGATTTAATTAAAAATATTGCAAACAAACAAGAAGACTTTTCTAATTTTTATCTAAGTGAAAATTATATTAAAACAATATATGATCAAATTGCTTCATGTGAAATAAATGAAACTAATAATGGTTCTAGTATAACTAGTTTGCTGCAAAAAATTAGCTAATGAGTGAAAAACCATTGCCAGATTTATTTTTAGAGTATCATCAAAAAATAGAAGAGTTTCTTAAAATTGATGAACTTAATATGAAGGAAGCTCAGATGTCTTTACCTTCTGTTAGACATTATTGGGTTGGAAGATTAATGTTTCATAAACAACAAATTAATAAAATTAAAAAAACTAAGGAAAAAGTAGCAAAAACTTTAAAAGAAAGATTGGAAACTGAATCTCCTATTGGGTTGAGTCCAAAGACGGTTTCAGAATCAATTGCTAAACATGAAATAATGCAAAAATTAGATGAAGAAATTGTTAATAATGAATTATTGGTGGAATATCTTTCTAAAGTAGAAGCAAATTTAAGAGATGCTCAATACGGAATGAACAATCTTACTAAAATTATAACATTGGAGACTACATAATGAGAGTTGAATTTGTGTATGATACTGTGGCCAGAAAGCCACAAATTGTTTCTGAATACCTAAATCAGATCCGTGAGCTATTTTCTGTTGAAGACAAAGCTCTTGTCTTTATGAGACGGCGTACAGGGAGATCTAACATGCCTGTGCGTAAATATGCTATAACAAACAAAGGGCATTTTGATATGCCTTTTTTTAAGGTTATATATGATGCTATACTTTTTAAATTTCCTTCTTTACAGATCATTATTAACAATGACTTAGAAGATAGAGTAAAACCATATTTTATATCTCACGGTCCAATTAAGCTAAATTATGAACCAAGAGATTATCAATTGGAATCTGCTACCAAAGCTCTTCAGTATGGACATGGAGTAATTGTTCTACCCACATCGGCAGGAAAGACACTTACTATTGCCCTTATTGCTGCTACCGCTGTCGCAGAACATAATTTTAGTGTATTAATTTTAGTGCCAAATATCCAACTTGTAGAGCAGACCTATAATGATTTTATTGAATATGGAGTACACTCAGATCTTATCTCAAAGTGGACAGGTAATTATGAATACAAGTCTACTAAGATTGTCATAGCAAATAATCAGATTTTGCTTTCTAAAACACAAGATGTATCAGTACTCAACACGTTTCATGTTATAGTTTGCGACGAAGTTCATAAAATTGGAACGGCTGAAAAAATATCTAAATTAGTTAAAGGACTAACAGCAATTTATAAATTTGGATTTACGGGGTCTTTGCCGGAAAATAATTTTGACAGGTGGTCTATCAACAGAATTTTTGGTCCTGTAATTTATGAAAAACTTTCTGTTGAATTAAGACAGGATAAATTTATTTCCAACGTCAAGGTAGTAGGAATAGAAATGGAATATAAAAATATTCCAGAATTTACTAGACCTTCTATGGCTGAACCCACTGCTGGTTATATTGAAGAAATTGAATGGCTTCATACAAATGGCTATAGGAATTCTATAATGGCTAAACTAGCAAAAAAACTACAGACTAACACGCTCGTGCTAGTTCATCGTATTGCTCACGGAGAATTTTTACTTGAATTTTTTAAAACCCACACAAACAAACAAATTTATTTTATTCAAGGATCTGTAGAAGTAGAAGAAAGAGAAAAAATGAAACAAATAATGGAACAATCTACAAACGTTGTTTGTATTGCTATATCTAATATTTTTTCTACTGGTATTTCTATTAAGAATCTTCACAACATTATTTTTGCTTCTATTGGAAAAGCTCGCATTAAAATTATTCAATCAATTGGAAGAAGTTTGCGTTTGCATCACACAAAACAAATTGCAACCATTTTTGATATTGCAGATACGTGTTTAACTTATGGTTTTAAGCATTTTGAAGAGAGAAAAAAAGTATATCAGTCAGAAAATATTCCCTTGAGCTTAACAAAACTAGTTGAAATATAGCCATATACATATATACTTTTCTATATGAGTGATGTAGTCCCACAAAAAAGAGTTAGACGAACAAAAGAAGAGTTAAAAGACGTTTATATTGATCCATTGGAAATGGAAAAATTAATTGAATTATATTATGCTTCTGAAGCAGAAATTATTTCTGACAAGCTTGCTGAAATGGTTCAAATGATTGCAGTTAGACTTGGGTTAGCTAGAAATTTTTACTCTTATAGTTTTAAGACAGAAATGCAAGGCGATGCTATTGTTAAGATGATGACTGCTTTGAGAAGAAAGAGATTTAAATGTGGAGTTGGGTATAATCCATTTTCTTATTTTACAAAAGTAGCTTATCATGCATTTCAAAACTGTATTAAAAAACACAAAAAAGATTTTGATACACTGAAGCGTTATCAGGAAGAGACATACGAGGATCACGTTTGCAGTGGAATAATTCCAACTAAAAAGAATACAACCAATTTTAAATCAGACGACACCAATCCTAATGGATACTTTGCAAATTAAGCCTAAAGGCAATAAAGTTTTATTTTTTTCAGATCTTCATTTGGGAGTGCATCAAAACTCCCAGACATGGCATAACATTTGTCTTGATTTAGCTGTCTGGATTAAGAATAGAATGATAGATCACAAATTAGATACTATATTTTTTGCTGGAGACGTATTTCATGATCGACATGAAATTGGAGTTAATACATTACATACTGCTAAAAAATTCTTTAATATTCTCAAAGATTATCAGATTCATATTCTTCCTGGTAATCATGATGCTTTTTTGTCTTCAACAGTTGAAGTTAATTCCGTTGAAATATTAGCTCAGGATAATATTCACGTTTATACAAATCCGACTACAATTAAAATTGGAGATAAGCTAGTCACTTTTTGTCCATGGAAGACGATTGTTAAAGATTTAGAACCTGTAGATATGTTGGTCGGTCACTTTGAGATAGCAAATTTTAGAATGAATGCTACAAAAATTTGTGATCACGGAGATTCTTCTACTGATCTACTTAGTAAAGCAAAAGCTGTAGTGACTGGACATTTTCATTTCAGGGAACAGCGAACATACGAAAATGGTTACGTTTTGTATTTAGGTTCTCCATATGAAATGGATTTTGGAGACAGAGATCAATCAAAAGGAGTTTCTATTATTAATTTTAATGAGTTAACAGATATCCAATTTGTAGAAAATAATGTTACACCAAAACATGTTCGTTTAAAAATTTCTGATTTATTACAAAGAAAATATGAAAATCTTCCTACTTTAATTAAAGGAAATATTATAAGTCTTTATGTTGATAATAAATTAGATACTTTGACACTTGATATGCTTATAACTAAGCTTACACAATATAGCCCATTGCAGTTTAGAACAGAGTTTAATATACTTGATACTGCTCAACTTGATACAAAAGAAGTTAAAAAATTATCAATTGATATTGAAACCGCATTTCATGAATTTGTAGATCACGTTGAAACACGAGCTACTAAAAAAGAAGTACTTGAAAAATGTTTGGAATTATATAAATTTTGTAAAACATCTCATGAGTAATAAAAACGAAAAAATTGGAGTTGGTATAGTTACATGCAATAGAAAAGATTATTTTCTTGGCTGTGTCAATAGTATAGATACTTCTAGTACAGATTGTGTTGTCGTAGTAAACGACGGAAAAGAATATACAGATATCAAATTGAATGACAAAATTGTCTATATTCAAAATGAAAAAAATTTAGGAGTAGCTAAGTCTAAAAATAAAGTAATGAAGCACCTTTTTAGTGAAGGATGTGATTATATTTTTATTATAGAAGACGACATGGCTATTAAAGATCAAACAGTATTTCAGCAATATATTGAAGCTTGTAAAGCAACCGGTATTCAACATTTCAATTACGGTCCAGGATCTCCTTTTAATCGCAAACAAACAATTCAAAATTTTGACTTACACAATCGACATTTACTAGACGAAGAAACTGAACCAAACCCACGTTTGGTGATTGATTATAAGACATGTAAGATTGCTTTATATACTCATATTGCTGGAACGTTTTCTTTCTTTACAAGAAAGGTATTGGATCAAGTCGGCTTTATTGATGAGTCTTTTGTAAATGCATGGGAGCACGTAGATCATACATATCAAATTATACAAGCTAAACACCATCCTCCATTTTGGTGGTTTGCTGACATTTATAATAGCCATTTTTTTATTGAGCCTCAAAAAGGTTCTATTGAAAATAGCACAACGGCAAAAAATACAAATGAATGGATGACTAATGTTCAAAAAAATGCTGAAATTTATAAAATTAAAAACGGACATTATCCTGCACAAACTCCTCTTACAAGCGAAGAAGAATTAGTTAATATTCTCAAACAAATTAAACAAAACATATGAAAGATTTGACACTCATTTCTTGTTCTTATAATACTCCAGATGTAACAATGTTGATGCTCAAATCATTTGCTTTAGTGCATGATGCACCTCAGCACGTATTAATAAGCGAAAATTCAACTAATGAAGATACGACATTATTATTAAACAAATATAATATTCCATATATAAGAAATCAAGGATTTACACACGGAGATGGTATTAATGAATTGCTTGAGCAGTGCAATACTAAATATGCTTTGCTTGTAGATACGGATGTAATTTTTCTTAAAAATCATCTTGATGTGTTTAAACAATTCAAAGAGATGGAATTGGCTTTAATGGGTAAAATAGAGGGTGATAGAGGAGGAAAACGGATCTACAAACGCGTCAATCCGTGGCATTGTTTTATCAACGTAGATCTCATTAAGCATCATAATATTAAATTTTTTGACCAAGAGCTAATGAAAAACAGCTTTAATACAGATTGTATATATGATATTGGTTCTACTTTTTTTAAAAGCGTAAAAGAAAACAAACTTAGAATTGGAGATGTAGATTATAGCAACGAGTATTTTCTTCACTTAGAGGGCATGAGCTGGTATAAAAATAAATTTGATCCTTCAAAAGAAGATACAGGAATTGATTTTGGAGGAACTCATAATAATTTTGGTTTTGTTCAAGCTTATGAACAAAAATATGCTTACTTTAATCACATTAAATCTCGCTTTGAGTGCAATAATTTAACTGGCAAATTTATCAAGTAATTTATGAAAATTAGTATTGGTACAAATTATTTTCAGGAAAATTCAAGGCAAACTATAGCTAGGCAGACACATTCAATTATACAACAAAAACATGAATGTGTTACAATGTATAATGTTCAATTTGCAGATGACTGGGAAAGAAACAATCCAGATAAAACAATCAGCAATTTGCATTTGCTGAGTAGAAGTAGCAGAAACATATTGCCCAATTATTCAAAAAAACTTCCTTTTGTTAAAGATATCTTTGATGTTTTAGCAACAACCGATTGTGATGTATTTGTGTACGTTAATAGTGATATTTTAATCACAGATAATCTTGTAAATTACATTAAATTAAATCCATTGATAACAACTACTTGTCAACGGTTAGACATTGAACCTGTTTTGTCATTGTCTGAACCAATTATAGGAAGACGTTTTGAAATTGCTGGATTTGATGCATTTATTTTTAATAAAAAATGGTATCTTGCTCATCAATTTTTATTTGAAGATTTTCTTTTAGGAAAAGTGTATTTTGATCATGCATTTGCTTTCATAATAAAATTGTTTGGAGGAGAGCATCTTATTTTAAATTCATTCCCACCGCATATTGCTCATATTATGCACGGAAGAGAATCCCATGCAGAAGATGAAGGAAATTTATACAACAAGTTTGTTTATGAAAATTCTTTTGCTAAAAATCTTTTTTATATATGGGATGATTTTGTGCACAAATTTTTAATACGGCGGCCGCCTGCTGGATGTTTTTTAAATATGTTAGATAATGAGAAAAACATAGAAGGAGAATATTTTTCTGAAATGTTTAAAAAGGAATCTGCAGAAATACAAAAAATTAAAACTCATTTTAATATATCATGAACAAACACAATGTAATTGCCTTTAGTTTATGGGGAAACAATCCCAAATATACAGATGGAGTTGCTGAAAATCTAAAATTAGCTTCAAAAATATATCCCAATTGGAAGGTTGTTTTGTATGTAGATAATACTGTGTCTGTAGAGTTTTTAAAAAAAATTCATAAAAATTATGAAATAGACATTCGGTGTGTACAAGACAACCGAGGTCCTTTATATGGAGCATATTGGAG